TTTGAATCACAGTAATACGTAATATAATAATAATACAGTAATAGAAAGAAAGATAGAAAAAGAAGAAGCCAAAAAAAAAAACAAAAAAAAAAAAAAAAAAAAAAAGAAACATATAAAAAAATTTTAAATAGAATTGAAAAAAAAATAGTTCTTGCAAGTAAAAGTAATTTTTACGAATGTAAATATGATATTCCTGAGTTTATTATTGGTTTACCAATTTATTCAGTCGATAATTGCAAAAAATTTATTAAAGAAAAATTAAAAAAAAATGGTTTTAAGGTAACTAATTTCTTAAATAATATTATATTGATTTCATGGTATCCAAGTAATTAATTTTATTAATATATTATAAATAAATAATATAATAATAATTTAAAAAATATATTTTGTTCTAATCATTTTTTTTGCAATATTTTCTGAATCTGGTTTTAAAAAAATTAATACAGCCAATATAATTAATATTATTATAATTGTGTCTCTATTGTTATCTATAAAATTAGTGATAAGTGTTAATAAATCATTTTTTTTACTATGACTTTTTTCATTATTTTTATCTTCTAATATTTTATTATATTTATTTTGAACATCAATTAGTCTTTTTTTTAAGTTTTCTATATTTTTTTCTAATTCTTTAATATTACTTTTTAATTTTATATTTTGTTCATTTTTAGAAAGTAATTTAATTTCGCTTTTATCATCCTTTACTTCTTTAATTTTTACAATGCTTTCGCTTTGTTCATCTTTTACTTCTTTGACTTCTTTCATTTTTACAATGCTTTCATTTTCTTCAGTAGTAAAGTTTTCGATATTCCATGCTTCATTTAAGTTTGTATAATTCATGTTATTTATATAATTACTTTAGAAAATTTTTAATCTAAAGTAATTTAATGTTTGAAAATTTATTAAGTAATATGAGTTCGTTTTTTGTAGAAGGTGATTTTATTACAGAATATTTAACATTTTTTGTATTTCTTTTTGCTATTTTAGCTGGACCTAAATTACCAAACTTTTTTAAAGATTTATTTAATAATATAATATTTAAATTTATATTTTTATTTTTTGTATTTTATAAATCAAAGAATAATATCAGATTAGCATTGATGCTTTCTTTATTTTATCAACTTATAATCACAAGAATTAAATTTAATGATAATTTTGAAAAATTTGATAATAGATTTCCTCATTTTAAACAAAAAGATATTTTATTAAAAGAAAAATTTTCAGAAAAAAAGTTTAGTTTTATTGATAGTGATAATTTATTACAAAAATATTGTAATAATAATGATGATATTATTTGTTGTCAATATACTAGAATAAGAATGAAGGATGATAAAGTTTTTGATGCCGAATTTGTTAAAAAAGAATTAAAAGATAAAAAAGAAGAATACAAAAAAAATCTAGATGATAAAGTTTTAGATGAATTAACAATATTAAAATCAAATTATTCACAATTAAAAAAATGTTTTCCTAAAGAATTTTAAAAAAAATCTAAAATATAATATATGATAAAATTTATAAAAAAAATAGTAAATAATAATTTTTTAAGTATTTTATTATCATTATTTTTAGCAGGATATTCAAAATTAATTGATAAAAATATTCCTGATTTCTTAGTAAAACTATTTAAAAATGATTTATTTAGGATATTTTTAATATTTTGTGTAATTTATAGTTATAAAAATAACCATAATCTTTCATTATTTTTAGTTTTAATATTAACTTATACTCTAAATATAATTTACAATAATGATTTGAAAGAAAAATATAGAGTAGAATTATACAATTAAATATTAATATCAAATTATATTAATATTTTTTTTGAGCGTTTAAAGATAAAGAAAAGAATAGTAAGTAATATAATATGAACTCAGAAACTAGTTCGGAAGTAAGAATAGATTATAATGTAGGTAATAAAAAAAATATTAGTAGTGATACGGACTTATATCTAAATATGATAGCAAATAATAATAAAACTTTAAATGATACTCCTGAAAAATCAACATCTTTAAGTGATATTAAATCTTCTCGTAAAACTTCTAGTATTAAATCAAGTTCTAGTAGTAGTAGAAGATCTTCTTCAAAGGCTAGATTTAAACCTGTTAATTTTTCATCAAAAAGATTTAATGAAAATAGTAATCATAATTCTGAAAAATATATACCTCAGGTAAAAAAAGAATTAAACCCACAAGAAACAAGAATGAAAAAAATAGAATTATTAAGAAAATTAAGTGAAATTAAAGCAAAAGGGTATCAATTATCTAGAACATATGATATAAATTCTACAATTGAAGAAATGGAATATGAATATGAATTATTAAGAAGTTTTGCAGATAAAAGAAATGGGATTAAATTATATAAAAATATATTATTAAATGTAACTTCTGTTGTTGAATTTTTGAATGATAAATATGATCCTTTTAGTTTTAAATTATCAGGATGGTCTGAACATATGAGTGTGGAAGTAGATAGTTATGATGATGTTTTAGAACAATTATATGAGAAATACAAAGGAACAGGAAAAGGAATGCCTCCAGAAATTAAATTATTGTTATTGATATTGGCATCAGCTTCAGCATTTCATTTTTCTAAATCTACATTTTCAAAAGTTCCAGGTTTAAATACAGTTTTAAAATCTAATCCAGGTTTAGTAGCTAATATAATTAATCCTAAAAAACCTTCTTCTAGATTTATGTCTCAAGAAGAAATTCATTTAGAACAAGAAAGAAAAGCTGCTATAGAAAGAGAAAAAGATCAAAGATTAAGACAAAATAATATGCAAAATAATAATAATCAAATGAAAAAACAAATTAATATTATGCAACAACAACAAATGCAACAACAACAACAACAACAAATGCAACAACAACAACAACAAATGCAACAACAGCAAATGCAGCAAATGCAGCAGATGCAGCAAATGCAAAATAATAACCAAAAATATGAAAGAGCTCAATCAGCACATGCGTCTGTAGATTTTGAAGATAAGATACAGATTAAGAAACCTGAAAATGTTCAAGAAATTTTGAATAGATTACATCAAAGAGCGAATGAAGGTAATTTAGCAGGTCCTACAGCTACAACTACACAAGAGGAAAGTTCAAATAATAATCGTGTAGTTTCAGATACAACTTTAACAGAAGATACTGCAGGAAATAAAGTCAGTAGAAGACAAAGGAAAAAAAAGAAACAACTTTTAACAATTATGTAATTATATAAATATAATTATATTTATATAATATCTAACTAGGTACATTAGGTAAATTAGGATTAATTTCTCTAAATTCATTAGCATCAATTTTTTGTAATTGTCTAGTTCCTCTTGTGAATTGATCTTTAACTTTTTTATAAACATTATCTATAGCTTGATTCATAGCTTTTTGATTTTCAATACCAATTTTTTTAATATCTTCTGCACTTTGTTCTAATGATTTTAGACTTTCATCACTGTAACTTTTAAATTCATTATATTCGTTTTTTTGTTCTTTTATATCATCATTATAATCTACTATTTTTTGTTGTAAATCAACTTTTTCTTTTCCTAATTTATTACTCGTTTGAGTTAATCTGTTTTGTAAATTTTCTAAGTCTTTAGCTTTTTGTTCATTTATTTTTTGTTGTGATTTTGCTTGTGACTCCATTTGTTTTGCTTTATCTAAAGTGTCTTCAGATTCTGCTATTTTTTTATTTGCATCAATTTGAGATTGTTGTGCTTTTTTTAATATTTCATTATTTTCATTTTTTAATGCATTCAAATCATTTTTTTCTTTATTCAAAGCATTCATTTTATTATTATATTGTACATTTCTATTTTTCAAATCAGCTTCTCTAGTTTTAAATGCAGCTACTTTGTCTTCATGTTCTTTATTTAATCTTCTTTGTTGAGACATTAAATTATTAGCTTCTTGTAATTGTCTAGCAGCATCTTGAGCATTTTTTGCATTTTCTCTTTTTACTTTATCTACAACTTCTTTTGATAATTTTAATCCTTGAAGTCTTTCCAATTCCTCTTGTAATTCTTTTATAGTATTGCTAAAATTTTTTTGTTCACCTTCTAATTCAGCAACACGTGCCTGCGCTTCTCTTGCTTGATCTCTCCATTTTTTTTCTTTATTACCACCATACATAATATTGTTAAACTTATTTATAAATTTGTGAGTTTGTTGACAACCAATTGTTTCACAAATTTTGTCAATGTTTTCGTATCCAGTTTTTTGGTTCCTTAACAAATAAATAGAAATATTATTTAGTTCATCATTACTGTAAAATTTTATATTTTTTTTAAATCTATTAAAATTGTCCATGTATATATAAGATGATATTTTTTTTTTATAATTTTTTTTTTAATTACTAATTTAAAGAAAAACAAATTTTAATTTTAATGGTACAAAGTTTTAAGAATGATACTAAAAAACTAAGAAAAAGAGGACGTAAATCAAAAGGTAAAATAATAAATTATACTGAAAAAATAAAAGTCGATTCTAGTGAAGCTCCTGTTATTTTACATTTACCTTTAAAATTAAACGAGATAAATGAAGAAAATTTATCAGAGGATAAATCCTATGATTGTAATAATATTTTTATAAAATCTGAAAATAATTATTCTGATAAAGATTTAATCATACAAAAATTAAAATTAGAAATAGAAGATTTGAAAAAAAAAATAAATTTAAAAGAAAATAATAAAAATATTCTTAATTCCAATTCAAACTTAAAGTGTTGGTGGTGTAAGAATAATTTTTGTACACCTAAAATTAGTTTACCTGAAAATTATTTTAATGGTAAATTTATTTGTTCAGGTAATTTTTGTTCTTATAATTGTGCTTTAAGTTATAATTTAGATTTGAATGATGAAAATGTTTGGAAAAGAAAATCACTTTTAATAAAATTATATGAAAAAACTTATAATTGTTATAGCAAAATATCTCCATCTCCATCATGGAAAGTTTTAAAAGAATATGGTGGTACTTTAGAAATAGATGAATATAGAAATAATCTAATATTAAATAAAGAAGAATATATTTATCTTCATCCTCCCTTAATTTGTAAATTATCTCAAGTTGATAAAAGGTATAAAAAAAATAATAAATTAAAAGCTCCAGTTGATAGTATAAAGAAATATACAGAAACATCAGAAGATTATGTTTTGAAAAGATCAAAGCCATTAAAGTCATCAAGATATAGTTTAGAAAGTACTATGGGATTAAAAATAAAAAAGAAGAAAAGTAGATTTAATTGATTAAATTAAATTAAATTTTATTTTATTTAATTTTGCATT